TTATCGCGCCGTTTATTAAACGAAGTAATACTGGCGCGAGTCTTCGCACCATATTTAAAAAAGTCGTATTTGGGATTTGTAAAATGATTTTTAAGTGACAAATAATGTTGATAAGTTTCAAATGGTGACACAATCACAAAGGCAATTTTGCTCTCGATGTTTTTTTCATAAAGTTAAGACGAATGGCATCCCATTTTAGTCTTTCCTTAAGAGGTTTTGAAATAAGTTTCGTTACTGAGTCTACTTCAAGACTATTGATTTCACAATAGTGGCAGATGGCATCAATATAATTCATGTTTTCACTTGCCACAATGTGCTCTATTTCCAGAGCAAACTTGGAGGGTGTAAGAAACTTATTTTCTATAACTTGTTCTAATTCCTTATTTGGTTCCATATGATTCCAATTTATCTCTAACAAACTCTCTAATGTATTCGGTGAGGAGTTTGATGTATTTTGTTTTGTCTCTTTCTTCATAGACGACGCATTCTCCATTTTCGCAAGCCATAATGATTACAAGTTTTTTAACAGGAATACCTGTTAGTTCGTAAAGCATACAACCATATGCCATACACTGAACAAAGTAATGTTCAATCCACTCGCGTGGTTTTGGTTTTTTAGAAGTCTTAAAGTCTATAATTGCTAATTCGCCATCGAATTCTGCAATACAGTCAACAGTACCAGCAATACCCAGTTGTTTACTATAAAGAGACCCCTCAAGGGCATGAATATTATTTATGCGATTGAGAGTTGACTTAGAAATCTTAAATAAGAAATCAGACAACGGTTGAACGTCTGGAAGATCTCTATTATACAAATAGTTTTCAACAAGTGTATGCATATCAGTACCACGACTTGTTGCTTGTCTAGTAATTTTATCTGCTTCTTCTTCACCAACTTTTTTTCGCCAGTTAACAAATACCTGGCGGTTTTTATGACTGGTAACAGAGGTAATAGAAACTAGACGAAGAAGTTCTTCTAAATCTGGAACTTTATAATATCGAATACCATCTATAGTTTCCCGTTCAAGTTTGGGAAGATTCAAATCAATATGATTAAATATCAAAAACCTGCCTCCATTTTAGCAAGAATATATTCTTTAACAAGCCCAGAACGAACAATGTCTTCTACACCAAACTCAATTATATCAAACGAAGGCATTTTACGCAAGACTGTCATAAAGTCTACAATCCCGTTTCTTTCGTTTGTCTTTTGCAAGTCAGACTGAGTAGCGTCTCCGCAGAACATAATTTTGGTATTTTCACCAACACGAGTGATAATAGAATCTAATTCATGGAAATTAAGATTCTGAAACTCATCCACAATAATGATGGCATTGTCAAGAGTTGTACCACGAAGGAATGAGGTAGACCAGAATTTAATGGTTTCTTGTGCTTTAAGATTTCCATAAAGCATTTCAAACTCAGCATCACTTGAAAGTTGGAACATATATTTCACCATATTCTTATAAGGAATTTGGTAAATGTCTGCTTTATCATCATGACTTCCAGGTAGGAATCCAATCTCACGAGTAGCAACTAAAGAGCGAACAATATAAACCCTTTCATAAGGACTTCTTTCGTTTAAAACATCTTGAATAGCATTATAAAGTGTAATAAAAGTCTTACCAGTGCCAGCACAACCATAGGCAACCAAATGTTTTTGATCTTTATATGAATCAAATAACTTTCTTTGATTATCTGTAAGTGGTTCAATATCTACAAGATATTCTCCACTTAGTGGTTTTTTACGCTTCATTTGTCGAGTAGTAAGACCAACCCCGATTGGTTGCTCTGCTCTTTTTCTTCTTGCCATATTAGAGTTTCTTTACAGTTGACTTTGGTGCTTTGCTTGCACGATCTAAAACTTCATTCCATCCAGGATTGCGATTAATCAGTTTATCCCTCCATTCTCCCACCTCAGCTGGAGATGGGCAAGTAGAAGGATCAGACCAGTCTCGGATCCAATCAGGATTATCATTTTTCCATTGGTCCCAGTCGTGGATACTCATTTCCACTTCTTTCTGTTCACCAGTTTTTGTATTGACTACAGGATATACAGGCATAAAGTTACGAATTCAAGATAAAAATATTTATTATGGACTCAAACGAGCGCGATGTAACCTTTTTTCTTCATAATACTTCCAAACATTCGGAGACCACTTTTGAAGTTCTGGAGCAATTGCGTCACAAAGTGCTTGAATCTCAATTTGAGCATCAAGTTTAGAACGAAGGTCCATAAAGTGAAGAACAGAACGAAGGTTAAATGAGACTACAAAGTTTTGCCGAATTGCCTGAGGAAGATAATCACGAATATGCTCTTCACACATACCTTGCTCATAATACTCAGAATACTCCTCACACTCACTCAGAATGCGCTCTAACTTGCGTTGTCGGTGCTCTTCGGTCCATTCATACTTCTTACCCTTACGGTTAGTGTAGAACCCCTCAGGGCGCACATAGAATACTTCTTCAACATCAAGTTCACGCTTGGCAACTTTGAGAACACGCTTTCCTGTATAACGCTGAGACTGGACATCCCAACTGGTTCCAATACGGTGAGTTCTTGCCTGAACGATAACATTATGAACAAATCCAGCACAAGAAAAAGTAATACCAGGATGCTCTATTGGACCCCAATGCCCCCTCTCATTAGCTAGCAATTGCTCAACAATCCACTGACCACATTCATGATGGTTGGGAACTGGAACATTATGAATTGGAACTTCAGAATAATCGCCCTTTCCTGCTTGCCAAATAACTTGTTCTGGGATTGGATATCCCTGAAGTTTAACAACTTCAAGCCTTTTATCCAGTTCAAGAAGGTCTTTTGCTTTAATAGGTTTCATTTCTTTCCAAATCCTTTTGATGTTTTTGCTTCTAGTTCTTTTATTTGTTCTTTTACTGCACGAAGTTGTGCTTTCATTTCTTGAATTTTATCATCATTATAAAGATGATCTTGCTTGATCAATCGTTCAAGAAGTTTTACAAGTTTCTTTGCTCTTGATGTATCAGTCATCTAAATCCGAATCCTCAAAAATTTCATCGTAATCTAAAAGTGGTCTTTTTCTTACGTCTGGTTCTGTATGTTTATAAGCAGAAACATCAGAATAAACTTCTGCTTTCAGAGAATCAACCAATAGTTCAAGATTACGAACGATGAGTTTTAGTTTGTCTTTGTCCATAAGATACCGTTCTCTCTCAGGATTTTAGCATAAAAAAAGGAGGGGATCAACCCTCCTTTTGATTTACTTATAAATCCACTGGATATACAGTGATAATAAAGTAATAAAAGTAGCAGACGCAACTGTAATTTGTGCGATGATTAACATCACTTTGCCCCTGCGTTTACAAGCAGTGCTTGATGACGACGATTCTCTTTTTGCTTCTGCTCTTTAATGAGTTGAAGTGCATTGAGTTTTTTCATCACTTATGCCCCTCTTTTACAAACTTGACCCCACGATAGGTCTCATTGTATTGTTGAGGTTGTTGCATCATTTGCTGTTGATACTCAAGACGCTTTTGAGTATCATACTCTACGCCCCTATACACAATTTTTGCCATTTGTTTTCTCCTAAAGAAATGAGATGTTTAAGTCCCGTTCCTTTGGGCGGCGTTTCCGTTCGCTATTTTCGAATAGCGAATGAACGATAATGCGTTCCGCGTCGTCCTACTTGCGTCAGAGTTTCCTCTGATGAACGTAAGGTCATTATAGACCTATTCCCGGTATATAGCAATTTTCCATTGTATGAAATGTTACAATTTTATAAAATCTTAAGGGTCAAAAAAATTGCCGGGATTTTTTCCCAGCATCCGTGAAACTATTTCCGCTTTTTCTTTTCGGGTGACTTATAACCCCAGAGTTTTGGGTTGACTCTCCCATAACCAAAGTCAATACTCTTTAGATTCTCACGAAACTTATCCCAATACATATCAAACAATTTGATTCTTCCTCCACGAGTCAGGTCAAAACAAATCTTATCATCAATCATATACTTGATAATATAAGCGTCGTTTGGAGCATCCTTAGTGCATACTTCAGCATAGGTGCCACCTTGAATCAGAATCTCACAACCGTAGCGTGACTTACAAGTTTCTTTTTCTGCAGGTGTCCAGGAATCCATATGCTTTTCTTTGTTTTGTGCCTTTTCAACAACATCACCAAGTTTACTCACGAACGACCTCCCCACTGAATATCGGGATACGCCTCCGAAACAATTTCCTTTGTAATCTTATACTTTGTTTGAAGTTGCTTATCTTTTACAAGACAAATAATTTCTGCTTCAAGGGGATGAAGACCTTGAAGAAGATTAATAAACATGGTCTCTCTACGCATCGAACTTAGACCATCATTACCACCTTTTATAAAATTATAAAACTTTTCATATTCTTTACGAATTGAAGAACGTCCCTGATCTTGAGAACCGAGAGAGTTAGTTCCAAGTTCACCCATTTTTTCTACAGCATCAGAAATTTTTTCACTCAATGTTCCTTTGAATGAGTCCATCTCGTCCACAGCAGCATAAGGAACATCACCGGGAGGGAGTGACGAAACGATAGATTCGTCAAAGTTCCAAATGAATATTGCTTTGAGACAAGGATGCTCAAACTTTTTAAGTGCTTCTACTTTTTTAGCATTGGTTCTTTGTTTTGTAACAACATTCAAAATTTCAAAAACAAAGGGATTGGAGGGAAGATCAGGAATTTGTGTTTCTGATACCTTTGGTTTTGCTATAGTTTTTTTTACAATTGTTTTTGATTTTGTGTTCGTAGTCATAATTTTACAGGATATTGAATACTATTATTGATATTTATTTTTATATTATTCTTCGTCTTCTACATCTTCCATTTCAAAATCATCATCAAAGTATCCTTGTTCAAATCTAACGGATACAATTTCTTCATCAATCAGATCGCCATCTTTATTATAAAACTCTGGATGATATGCAATTTGTTTAGGGCCTTCTTGATGAGTCATCATATATTCTCTAGCAACCCAACCAACTACAAGTCCCACTATAAGAAACAAAATGGTTAGAAAGGAACCTAAAACTAAACTAACTGCTAACATTTCTTTTTCTCCGGGAAACTACTTTTTTCTTCCTTGATTTTAAGGAAAATTCAAAATAGATAGTTACTTCCCGATTCAGAAAGCAAACTATCTTCTCAAAAATGAGATGGAATGGATGAGTTTGCTTTCTTTTACCTCCATTAAGAATGAGTTCAACACCACGGTTTTTGTGGTTAAAGTTATTTATGTTACTATCAGACAATTTGTTTTTCTTTTAAAAATTTAACGGTATCAGTACATCCACCAAGTTTTTTATCATCACAGATGACCTGAGGAAATGTAGATCCTTCACCAAACTCGGCATAAAACTCATTTTTGGTAAAGTGTTCATCAAGATTATACACTACAAAGTTGCTTCCAGTCAACTCTAATACTTGTTTGACTTTATAGCAATAAGGACAATTTTCTTTTGAATATACAGTAAAGTTCATAATTGTTCGATGTATTTTAATAATTTATAAAGTTTTACAATTAGTTAACCCAAGATGGAGTATCATCAGTGTCAAAAAAGAAAATGTGGAAAAGTCTAGAAGTTTCTTTTGTAAATCCAAAATACTTTGAAGCGGCATGAGGGCAGTGACCGTCCCAAATAATCAATCTATTAAAAACATTTCCAACCTTGTCAATCTCATCCCAAGGAGTTCCATCCAGATACAAACCTGTCGGTGCAGTATCTTTCCAGGCATCCCAGATATTAGGATGACTACAATGACGAATTCCAGTTTTTTTATGGACTAATAAAGAAGTTCCAGTTTCATATGGTGCATCCGGAGTTAAGTATACCACAGCAGCCCACTGTTGGGCATCACCATGATAAACAATTGCATCCTCTGCAGTACAATATTGAAATCTACCACACATACCATAAGTTTCCGTCCAGCGTGTGATTTTCTTTCCTAAAAGTTGTTCGAACTTTTCCTTTATTCCAGGAAATACATGTTGTTGTGGGGTTCTTCTTCCTCTATGATAGTCACTTTCTTCATACTCTAAACTAAGAGCATAGTCCCTTACAGAGTATGGATCTTCATAAAAATTTTCACAAACAATAATTGAAGTCTTTGGTTCTTTTGAAACTGAAAGTTTATAACCTGGAGTTTCTGGTAAGAAAAATTCCTTCATTCTTGGAGTTTCAATCATTATTTGAGGAAGATTTTTAATAGGATATTCCTTCAAAACATAATTCACATTTCCACAAGGAGGCGTAGATCCTGCAGTATAAATCTTTGATAGGTTTTCATTTTCATATCTAGAATTAGATAAGAATGGAAGATTATCATTATAATGAGCAAAAGATTTTGCCTTAATAGATCTCCTTTTAGTATCACCCATCCAAGAGAAGTGCCATCCCATTTCATCAATTGCTTTTCCATCGGAATTAATCATATAAAGAAGATAAAATTCAGAAGGAACTTCTTTATCAGACCTCATACGAATTGGTGTTGTCTTTTTAAAAACTGACCTATTCGTGGCAAACATAGCCCAATGAACTGGATGACCAGTGTTCTTATCATATACTCTCAAATCTGCTCGACCTTCATGATAAGATAGTGGTATTTTAACATATCCATTTGGATGATTCAAGAGAGTATTTTTAATATCCTTAATGTAAATTGGATCGATTATTTCATCATTATCACCATGAATGATCATACAATCATCATCGTAATCATCTAATACCTCAAGAAGTGCATCTTTTTGCATTCTTTCTCTAACTCTTGCTCTCAAAGAGTTAATATCATCAACATTACCATCATAACAATTTAAACGATCTATTTCTTCCACAACAAGATGTTCTTCATCGGGAATGTTAAGATCAATAATACGAATTTTTTCTTCTGGTAAGTTGTAATATCTTATTGCATCTCTAAGTCCTGGTTTAGTTGGAATTCCGCTATGAGTTTTATTTGATTCACAAATAATAAATTGATCAACATGATCTTTCAATAGATTAACTCTCAAGTCTAAAAGTTCTCTACCAGTTTCATCAAAGTATGGGAAGTAATCAATAATTTTAATCATGGTTGTTAAATCTTTAATTGATTTCTTGCATCCCTTTTCTTTCCACCAATTAAGAGCAATTCCGTAAGACTCAAAGTGCCCTGGTTTTTGTTCTTCTTTATAAAAATCTGGATTGTTTAGAAAGAATGTAGCAGGAAAATTTACATCCTCCGCTAAGATAGGAAGAGTATAAACAGTTCCTAGTCCTCTCAGAAGCAAACTTTCTGCATAAGGATATTTGTGGAAGTCTGGGAAAAATTCATATCCTTTATAGTAATATGGTTCTGGATCTTGGATTCTCATGATAATTCTATCATGACGATAATAAGTATCTAAAAGTTTTTTAGCGTACTCTCTCTTCACTAAAAATGCTTGAATTCCCCAGAAGTACCATCTTCTTTTCTGAAGACGAATCAATTCCTCATGGAAAGTATCTCCAGTGTATGTTAACTGAACACACTCCCAATCGCTTGGGAGATGCTCCATTAGATCTTCCCAAGTAAAGTTCCAATACTTTACTGGGTGTAGAGATAAATCATCTTCACAGAACAAAGCATACTCTTCAGTGGTGTTATCATACCAATTTTTAATGTTCTTGAGATGGGCAACAAAAATAGATTTGTTTCCATCACAAGACTTATCCTCAAATCCTTCTTCAAATTCTAAAGTTTCTTTTACATCTCCAAATCTTTCAGAGATATGAAAACTGATTTTATCTTCTACACCATATTTTTTGAACTGGTTAACAAAGAACTCTCTTCTTTCTTTAGATTCTTCTAGACTTATGCAATGGATACTGGGAATACCTTGTAACTTATTCTCATCACTTAAATCGGATGGAAGTTGGAAGCACCAATCATATTCGTGCAATGAATTTCTTTCAATGTATCCCATTTCAAGAAACATCTTTCGAATCTGATCTTTATGTTTTCCTAGATGCAAGTGTTCAAATTCAACTCTTTTGATTTTATATTTTTTCCAATCAAAAGAAAGGAGTAGTTCAGCATCAATACCCTCAACATCTAATAGTAACCAATCAAGTTCTTCAATTTGATATTTTTCAAATAAATCTTCCATTGTAATACAAGGAACAGTGAAAGATTTAATTTCACCATCCTTAAGATATGGAACAAACTCCATATGCTTATAAATGTGTTCTATATTACATGAAGCAATTCCATATTGGGGGGCATCATTAGTATGATAATAGATTGTTAATTCTTTATCAGAATTGTCTGGAACTTTTACTGCAATGTTTTCTATAATAGCGTTCTGATAATTTTTATAACACTCCTTTAGTTTTGGAATATGAATTGAATTTGCTTCAACAAATAAAGCAAACTCTAGATCTGGACAGTTTTTCTTAAGATACCATGAAAGATCATCGTCTCCATAGTTAGCGCCTATCTGAACTACAGAACGAATTTTATTTTTCATACAGGTTTTACTCCATTTTCACAGAAGCGACACATATCAAAACATGATTGTGGTTTTGGTGCTATCTCTTCATAAGATTGTTCAAAAAGATTTCCAATAATAAATTTCAAACTATAGTCCATACAGCACAGAGAAACATCTCCATTAGGTAGCATAATGTTATGATACAGATGCTCATCACATCCACAAGTTCTTGGTTCTTCACCGTGATATATTGATTTGTATTCTTGTTGAAGGTTGAGAAGTTCTGGTTTTAACATTGCTTCTCCAACCAGATTACCTGCCCTAGACCAGAATGCTGGGACAACTGCTTCTGGGAACAGATGTTTGACCTCATCATGAACAGTACCCATCGCCATAGTATAGAATCCTTGAATTTCATGATGAACTTCTTTAAATGCTTCAATGACTTCAATATAGTTTTTGGTGATAGGATGCTTTGCTCGTCTTTCATTATCTGGAAGATGAAGAACAAATCTACCATTAGGGCCTAGATCGTAAGGAATGTTTTTAATTTGATATACATCTTCCACTTTCATTCCAATACCAGTAGTAAACACTGCAATTGGATGTCCCTTCTCATGAGCGTACAGAAGCATGTCTGTACAATCTTTATTCAACCATGGTTCTGTAAATCCAGCAAAAGTTACTCTTACATTTTGTGGAAGTTTATCTACCGCTCTCTTAAAATTGTCTAAGGTAAGATACCTTTCCTCATCAACATAAGATCTCTCAAGAATTCTTTGGGGGCAGTATACACAATCAACTACACACCCTTTCTTTGGAATTGATGTAGTAAACTCCATAGTTGGCCAAGGAGTCATGTCCCAAAATTTTTCTTTTTCAGGAACAATCTCCCCACAAAGCATATATTTACCAGCATTCTTTACAGAATCATCTGTTGCTTCCATAACATCAACGATGTATTCATCAACAAGATCTGGATGAACCCACCAGTCTTCAAAAGCAGACTCATCATCTTCAGCAACATTTGTTACCACAAGTTGATATCCCATCTTAGTAAGATACTCTCTTGACTTATCTTTATAAGACTCCGATACATCAACATAATGATCATGCTCATAAGTGATTACTCTAAACTTATACTCATCAAAAGGAATTGAAAGTAATGCCTCATAAGTATTTGCCGATGGTTCAATATCAAGTTGCAAGTAATCAATAATTGTTTCAGATCCAAAATATTCTTTAATTAGTCTTGAATAATTGATCAATAAAGCATTCGCATGTAAGACATTTGTGTTAGGTCTATGTTGCTTATAATCATTCGCACAAATTTCATTAAACTCAATTGATACACCTTTCCAACCAAAATCACTTTCCAACAATGCGGTATTGTTTTTATGGTATGGGAATCCTCCACCAATCTCAATAAAAGTTCCCTCTCTCTTTCCATTTAAGATTGAGAGAATAAACATATCTTGAAACACCTGAGAGTGATTATTCTTGATGTTTTCAGATCCATTAAATTTAAATCTCAAATCTTTATGATCAGTAGAGACATAAGTTCTAAACTTATAGTTTGAACCATGAGCACCTAAAGAACTTAGTTTTTCTTGTAAATAATTTCTATGGTCTTCAGTCATGAGAGAAGAATACTCCTTTTTAAGTTTGAAAAACAATTTACGGGATTCGTCACACAATCCACAAGGATACGCCGCTTCTGCCTTTCCCATCACAAGAGAATAAAATCCAGGATACTCAACATCTATATCCAAAGGTTCTTGATTGCCTTTACAAATACCTTCTCCAATAGAAAAGAGTAAGTATGCTTCATGATGGTTTGATTCTTTTAAGTAAAAATTACCTAGCAGATAATATGCTTCTGGTCTTTCTGGATAAGTTGTAAGAGCATTTTGCAGAAGACTTTTTACTGTAAAGTTTCTAGTCCCCTGAGACTTAAAACAATTTGCAGCAGATAATAAACACTGATACTGCATTCTTTTCTCATCACTTCTCTCAGCAGTCCTAAGATAATAAGAAAGTGCAGATGCCGTTTGACCTATGGAATGATAATGAACAGCAAGATTAAAATTATTGATTGGATCCTCTGGATCATCTATAAACTTATACAATAACTCATTCAATGAATAATTAGTCATTCAGAAACTCCTCAATTAAACTCTCAGGAAATTTAAGTAAATATGCAGCATTATCTTGAAATCCAAAGGTCATCAAGAAATCATTTCCTTTCTGTGCAAGTCCAATACAAAACTCTACGTGTCCAGACATTAAAGAAAATTCGTTTGACCAAGTTATCATATTCCAATTTTTATCCCAAATAATAATTCTATGATAATAAACAGCATCCTTCCTTCCTACTTCACTATTAAAAAGATCTACCTCATGAGTTATTGCTAAGTAATGATCTCTCCAAGGAATAACCTGAGAACCTCCTCTTAGATCTCTAGGAAGTTCGTTCCACTGACCTAAAGAAATAGTTTTAGATTGCCCTGTTTCTGGATTTATTTCTACAACTTCCGTAGGATTACTCCATTTCACATAAACATTTGGTCTGTCTAGGACAGGCATCCAGTTCTTTTCACAATAAGAATTTGGATCGTTTGGTGGTTGAATTCTGACTCTAGAAACTTCAGTAACAGTATCTTCATCAACTACAATCTCACACAATTCCATAC